TACAGGGTACACTACTGTACCCTCCACAGGAACACCCTTGCCTGTACCCTCCACAGGAACAGCAGGGCAAGCAACTAACAACGCCCCAAGCGATAGCGCAACACCCTTGCCTGTACCCTCCACAGGAACAGCCAAAGACATAAGACATGAAGACATAAAGACAAAAGACGCTGACGCGGTCGCGGCAAGGCCGCGTAGCTGGTCAGAAATTAGCCAAGAGTGGAAAAGCAAGATCGAGCCTCATGCGAGAAAATTTGACCGCACGGAAAGCTTCAATGTCTGGGCATGGATCAACCGGACGCTGCAGTCACGACGACGCCATTACGAACCCGAGGCGATCTGCAAGGTCCTCGAGACCGTCAACCCCTCGCCGGACACCCATTCGTATGAAGCGGTCCTGAATAGCTACTTGGACATGACACAGGAGAGAATCGACCATGAACGACGAAAGGCAGAATCACGACGCTGCGACACTGGCTTGGGCGGCATTTTCGAAAAGATATCCTGACATAGCGGCCCAGAAGCAGTGGGGGCCCGACGTGAACCTCGAAACCGGTTTCCCACCGGTCTACCGCGATTACGAACGCGAACACGAGGGGTTGGAGACGATGGAGAGGGTTATTACGACCCTTGCCCTTACCAACCCCCACCGCGCGGAGTGGCTTATTAAAACACACGCCCGATACGTCGAGGACCTCAATGCCGGGCTTGAAGGACAGCGAATACAGCCGCGGCCGGCGGCATGAAAGGAGGCTCTGTGTCCCATAAATGGCTTCGTATCAGCAAGGTTCAACTCTCACGCCACAACGCAATTAGGATGCTCGTGGACCTGCACGGTAGGCTTCGGGAGGGCAGGGCTGTCGTCACCCGCGTAAACGGCCGCTACCAGGTTTGGCGCACTTGGACAGTCGACGACATGGCCTATGCCGGGCGGCTGGCAAGCAAACCTCACTTCGCCGGCGGCTCTGAGCATTACGGCCTGTTGGCTGAAGACTCGCTCCCGGACGGCGCTGAGATCATCGCGTCTTGTAGGCCCTACGGGGCCCATCGGGGCCTTGACGCACAAGCTGCTTGACTTGAATCGCTTTTTTGTTTTATGGGTCAGAGGAGATGGAGAGCGTTGGTCTCTCTGGACGCAGTGTGAGTCCCAAGCTAGGCGCATAGGCGCAGATTGACATACACGCCATAGGCACAGGGCAGGCCGGCCCCGCTTCCGAGACGGTTGAACTTTCTCGGGGCGAGGGCCTTTTTGTTTGCGAGGACGGATGGCGGCGACGGAGACAAAGACGAAGAAGCGGCGGGCGCGGAGGGTTGGCGAGCAGAGGCGATACACGCTTCCCGAGAAATCGAAGGACTTCAAGCCCGAGCACTGGAAGTTCATCGAGATGCGTATTGCGTGCAAGACCAACGTCGAGATCGCCGCGGCTGTCGGCAAAGACAAGTCAACGATCTCGACCTGGTGGGCGCATGAACCTTTCCGCGACTGGATCGTTAGTCATTGGGAGCGTCAGGCCCATAATGCCGCTAGTCTCGTGGGCTATCTGAAAATGAAGGCTTTGTTTGAGCTTGGGCGCCGCCTTGACTCCCCGGACAAGATGGAAGACAAAGACTTGATTTCTGCGCTGCGGGTGTTGAAGGAGGAAAGTTCTGTCGGCACAAGCATTGACCTCGACATCAGCCTCGGCGGGCTTAGTCTCCGAGAGCTCAAGGATCGAGCTCGAGCGGACTGTGAGGAAACTGAGGCAATCGCGGCGCTTGTTGATCCGAAGGGCTGTTTTGGACAGGAGCTCGCTTCGTTCGCGCGTCCTGGGGCGGTGTGTCCTTCAGACAATCCTGAAGCGGGATCTGTTTAGATGGCAGATTGCCAATATCGCGTTTCAGGAAGAACGGCGCGGCAAGTGGTGTCTGACTATCGGCCCGCCGGGACACGGCAAGACAACGACGACGATCAACGGAATTGTTTACGAGATAGTGAACGTCCCGGACACGCGGATTGGAGTGGCGTCGAGAGTTGACCAGGTTGCAACGGACATTACGGGCGCGGCAAAGGCGCACATCGAGCACAACGACGACTTCAACTTCATCTTCGGCTCGTTGCGTGGAGATCGCGCCGGGAAGACTTGGGGAACAACTTCCTGGACGGTCGCAACGCGCAAGAGCTTCGCTATGGAGCCGACTGTTCGGTGTCTTTCGCTTAAGGGGCAGATCCTCTCGGGACACTACGATCTCATTTTCAACGACGACCTCACGCAGCCCGAGGACATGCGAACTTCAACTCAGCGACAGCACACGTTCGAGGCGTTCTATGCAAAGCTCGCAACGCGTGTTGAGGGTGGTGTCGGCGGCACATCGTTCTGGACAACCGGCGTTCATATCAATCCCTACGACCTGTTCGTCAAGATGCGAAAGGACCCGCGGCTTCAGGGCAACGTCAAGGTCTTCCCGGCCAGGCCACAGAAGGGCACGTGGGATTATGAACAGTTCGGGCCGGTCCTGTGCCCAGAGCTTTACGGCGTTCGTGACCAGGTCCAGATGGAACAAAGCCTCGGGCCCGATATCTACGGCGCGCAGTATCAGGGGGACCCGCAAGTCGCAGAGGGGAAGATTATCCCCCCGCAGTATTTCAAGTTCTACGAAGACGCTCCGCGGCGCGACAAGCTCGCGGTCTTTTCCTACGTCGACCTCGCCGCAAGCGAGAAAGAGCAGGCTGATTACTTCGCCATTGTCACTGTTGGCATCGAGCATTTCGACAAGCCAAAGCGCGAGTGGAAGGTCTACGTGCTTAGGACCTACTACGCGCGGCTGCAGTGGCCCGAGCAGGTTAAGGCCATCGAAAAGATCAACGCACTTGATCGGCCGCGAAGGATTTTCATTGAGACAAACGGCTATCAGCTTGTCATGGCGCAGGAGCAAATCAGGCGGGGGCATAAGAATATCCGCAAGGTCAGGCGCAAGATCGACAAGGTCAGCTACGCGAATAAGTACCTCACGCCGAAGATGAGAAACGGGCAGGTGTTCTTGAAGCGTAATCAGACAGAGCTTATCGGCCAGCTTGAGGACTTTCCAGACGGCGAGCACGACGACCTGATCGACGGCCTGGCGGGTTGCATTCATGGAGCAGAGAGGCAGGTGAAGCGGGTACATGTCTAGCCCGGCCACAGGGGAGATTATTGCAGGGAGTCAGCGGGAGCTCTTGTCGCAGGACGAGCAAGACTACCAGGACACCCGGGCGATGAATTGGGACTTCTTCATGGGCCGGATGCGTGAAGACGAGTATTGGAAGCAGCGAAAGGCCGAGACGCCCGAGGACTTCGCCGAGCGTAAAAAGAACATCGTTACACTGGCCGTTACAAGTCGCGCTGTCGATGCGCTTGTGGACAACGTCTACGGCCTTGGGGTGGACCGGCGCTTTCCCGACGTGGACAAGGCCGCGAAAAAGACCGACCCAAACCAGCACGCACTCGACACGGTTCTCGATTGGATCGGCGGACAGAACTTCTTCTGCGAGAAACTGCAGACCACGACAGAGGTAGCAGGCACCTGCGCTGTCGTGCCGAGGTTTGATCCCACGACGCGGCGGATAACCTTCGATGCCTACAGCGGCGAGTACGTGACGGTCATGACAAAGCCCGGCAGCCACGAGGTTGTTGAGGGCTTCGAGATAGAGTTCGAGCAGGCGCGGACGGTAAACGACAAACGAGTGAGCAAGAAGTATTACGAGCGATGGAGCAGGACAGACTTTGAGGTTAGGTGGGGAAATGAGACGCTGCTTGCGGGGCCCAACCCGTACTATCCCGACCTGCCCCTTGTGCGCTTTATCGCACGGTACAACCCGCAGAGCTGGTACGGCTGGACGCCGATAGATGCCGTTGTCGATGCGAACCTGGTGCTTAACGACTACCTGACCGACTTCCGCCAGATCGTCAAGAAGCACGGCTACCCGACGATGGCGTTTATTGGGACGGAGATCCAGCAGGTTGAGAAGGGGCCGACGTTGGGAATCGCGCTTCCCGCAAGCGAGGCCGGCGAGAAGGTAGACGTTAAATATCTCATCCCTGGTGGGCCGTTTAAGGAGCTCTTGGATTTCTTCGACTGGTGGGTGGATAAGATTGCTAATCAGGCCAACGTGCCCGCGCAGTTGATAAGCAGTGTCAAGGGCTCGCCCGAAAGCGGCTACGCGCTTTCCATCCGCTGGAAGCCGTTTCTCTCGGGGCTTGAAAGAAAGAGGCGCCTTTACCGCGAGAGCGAGCGCGAGTTGTGGCGTTTGGTGTTTAAGATGCTGGCCTTTCATGCGGGAAGAGAAGGCGGCGTTGACGGAGGCTTGAGGCCTGACCCCGAGTCGATCCGTGATCTGGTCATTGACTTTGGCGAAGGCGCGATACCGGAAGACCCGCGGGCCGAGATGGAGCAAGAGGAACACGATCTCGAGCTTGGGTTGACCACCCCCGTAAAGCTGAAGATGAAACGTGAACCTGGACTGTCGGCAGAAGAGGCCGAAAAAGAAATGCGAGGCGACATAAAGCTTCGGGATGAACTTAGAGCTCTTGGGGCCAGAGTCCAGGAAGACGTTCTCAGTCGGGTAAGCGGGGATGTGGAATGAAACCAGGGCTCACCCGCAAAGAGATCCGCAAGATCGAGGCGGCGTATCTCGACGAGCTCGACTGGATAGCGGGCGAGATGGACACCGGCATGCGGTATTCACTTAGGCAGCTTAACAGAAGGATCGAGTGGGCGTTTACGCGATACCTGCACAGAATGGAGCTTAACCCTGTGACGCAGCAGGTACTCGACACATCTAGAAACCGCAGCTTGCTTCGGGCGCTGAAAAGACGAATCGATGCCGAGAGACAAATATACCTGCTCGCACAGGGTAAGCGTCAGGCGAAAAAGGCCGTCAAGCGGGGATTCAGGGCGGCCAAGACAAGATCAAACGCGCTCTACGGCACAGAGCTTTCGATAACGGCCATTGACGCGCGAAGGCTTACTGAGTACGAGCGGCTCTCACATGTCTACATCAACGCGCTTGAGAGACAGACAGCCGATCACTTACGCCATGTCCTTACGCGCGGAAAGTTCGAGGGCTGGAGCCCGAGGCAGATAGCCAACAGCATCGTCGAGGGTGGAAAGCTTAAGGCTGGTCCGGTGCAGACGGTGCAGACAAGAGCGGAGCTATGGGCGCGTACCGAGCCCGCTCGCGTTGCCGAAGAGACGCATATGAGAAAGTTTATCGAGGCGTCGGGCACAAGCGATCCTTATGGCCAGTGGATAGCACTCAAAGACAAACGCGCCGGTGCTGACTCTCTTGCGCGCCACGGCAAGGTCTTGAAGAAATCGCGGTGGATGACAAAGAGATTCTCGACGGACAAGTACACGGGCATCCCGCCGCTAAGGCCCAACGACCGCTGCAGCATTCAGTGGCTTGACCCCGAGGATTGGACCGAGGGCCAGTGGAAGCAGATCATGGCCGGTACGCCGTGGTACAACGTGATGAATTGAGGTTTTGAAGTCAATGCCTTGTAAAACCAAGAAGAAGAAGAAAACGAAGGTGAAACGCTAAATGGCGTGGACAGGTTACGCAGACAGTGACGATGTCGACCGTAAGGACGACGCTACGCTGGATCGCTTTGACGGCGATACGGCGTTGCTGAACAGCTCGATCCTGGCGTGTTCGAAGCGTGTCAACGAGCTTCTCGATCAGCGGTTTCATGTCCCCATCCCGGTCAATTCTGACGGCACATATGACCAGGCGTTGATAGACGCGACGTGCTGGTTTGTGGTTGCTGAAGGAAGGCGCCGCAAGGGGATGACTGAGTCCGCGGACAACGCGAGGCAGCAGGCTCTTGACATTATCGACGACGTCAATGCTGGCCGTCGAGCCCTGCAGAGTCAGGTCACACTCGACGAGCTCGGTATTGGCGGGATATCGCCGGGCGATGACAACACGAGCTCGGGAAGATTCGAGCTCGATCGCCTCACCTCGAGGTATCTGGGTGATGTTCGAGCTGACTACGTTGTGACGATTGGAACCGGCGGGGCATCGGGTACGGCAACGTACTCAGTGACCAAGGACGGAACCGCGCTTGCAACGGGTACTACGGCCGATTCATGGATTGGGCTTGAGAACGGGATAAGGTTTCGCTTCGTCGGATCTGCTTCCGGCTCGTTTGTTGCCGGGGACACCTTCTCCTTTATCTGCCAGCCAAGTCGACAAGCGGCAGACGTTACAAGGGCGCGGTCTGTGAGATTGCTGGATGCGTAATGGAGAGCTTGCCGCCGAGCATGAGGGCAGGCGTATATGGTTTTGTGAAGCCGAGTACAGTTCACAGGCGGCTATGGCCGCGTAGGGTTGACGGCTCCCGTTAATTGCTGAAGGAGATAGATATGGCAGAGGAACAAGAGAACCAAGAACAGAGCGACAAGGTCGAAGTCGACAAGGACGAGCTGGCCAAGCTTAAGGCGTCCTCAGCGGATATGAGCAAGTGGAAGAAACGTGCTCAGAAGGCCGAGGGCGATCTCGGAGAGCTTCGTGAGACGGTCGGCGATCTGGAGAAAAAGGTCGAGGGCCTTTCCAAGCCGAAAGAAGGCGGGGGAGAGCCTGACACCAAGGTGCAGATTGCCGACGCCGTCGACGAGGCGCTTAAGAAAGCGCACAAGGAGGCCGAGAAGGCCACGGCCGCGATGCGGGAGCGTTTCAACAAGGAGCGCGCCGCCGATGCTGCTTTGACTGAGGCCAACGTCAGTCCGAAGTACCGCGACTACGCGATAAGCAAGCTCGACCTGGACAACGTCGATGTAGACGACCTCAAGGACAAAGTCGCCGAGTTCGTAAAGGAACATTCGGAAGTCGTTACGAGTGTTGAACCACAGCCTCCTACGCCGGACCCGGCCGGGCCTGGGGGAAAGGCTGGTTCAGACAAGCCTGTGACGGACTATCAGCAGGCTTCCGAGAACATGCTGAAAGACATGGAGAATCAAGGGCTGTCGTTTGACAAGTAGCGTCTCCCGTGTGTGACAGGGAGATGATAGACAAGTGGCAGGACGAATTGTAGCTTCCGGCTCCGGCTCAATAGCCGATGTAGTCGAGAAGCATTTTGACCCCGTCTTCGCCAATACGCTTGTGCTCAACAGTGTCCTGTGGAACCTGCTTCCCAAGGAGCCCTGCAAGGGCAAGATCTATTGGAAGGCACGTTACGCGGGCAACACGAGCGCGGCGTCATACGGCGAGACAGACACAACCGCAACAGCCGGGTATCAGGCTTTCGAGGAAGCCGTTCTCGATCCGAAGTATGTCAAGGTTGAGATCCAGATAACCGGTCCCGCTCAGGCCATAAGCGACGCCGGCGGAGCTTTGATAGACGTTCTCAAAGACGAGATGGAAGGCGGAATGAACGATCTCGTCGACGAGATGAACACGCAGCTCTACGGCGACGGCACGGGCAACAGCAGCAAAGACCTTACCGGCCTTGCGGCTGGTGTTGACGATGCTACCAACGTGGCCACGTACGCAAATCTCGCCAGAGGCACGTATGCGTGGTGGAAGGCGCTGTATATGGGCAATGACGGCGATGCAAGGCCGTTGACGCTCGATCTGATGAAGGACACGTTCCGGCTGCAGCGCAAAAACGGCGGCAAGCTGGATCTTATCCTCACCAACCCGGACCACTCTTCGCAGTACGAAGACCTCCTGACCCCTGTTGCCCAGAACCGCTACCAGGTTCAAGAGGGCGGCAAGGTTGGAGAGGGTGTTGGCGCCGGCGCGACGAATCTGTTCTTCAAGGGCGTGCCGATCGTCGACGACAACGGCTGTCCCGAGGGCAAGATGTACTTTCTCGACAGGCGTTGGATCAAGTACCGCATCTTGAAGCAGTTCAGTGTCAAGGAGATGGGTGCCACGACGGACGCGACGCAGTTGTGGTTGCGTCACTACGGCAACCTTCAGGTTAAAGACCCCAAGAAGCAGGCCCAGATCGCGGATCTGTCGCCCGCGCAGGCAACTTAAGAGGAGGTGGCTTAGATGAAGTTTCGTAGTCTGATCGTTTGTGCAAGTCTGGCCGTCTTCTTGATGGCCCCTGTCCCGGCCGATGCCGGCTGGAATCTGCAGAAGCTCTGTGTGCATTCGGGTTCCGATAGCGCTGGAGCGTATGACTTCACGCCATCCGGCGCGGCAGGAGCGGAGACGCTTACTGTCAAAATCGGTCCGACCGTGCAGGCGGGTATCAGGACTCCTGCGACGGCATTCTGGGGCTCAACTGACAAGATGGTTGCGGTCCTGCCGATTCCGATTTCCAACGGCAATGCGTGGCACACAACCACTGACTCTCTCGGCGTCACAATGCAGGGCTCGATGGATGCATCGGCGACGACACCTGTTTGGGTAACGGTCGGTGCAGAGCAGTTAATCGACACCGGGGCCGCGGCTCCGTTTGAGGAGTTCGTTGCCGTGCCGTTCCCGTGGGTGAGATTTATCATCACGTGGAATGACAGCGAGTCAATGGGTGGTGAAGACACGAACACGCTGAACGCATATGTTGCGTGGCGTGATTAGTTAGAACCAACAAGGCGCGGGAGAGGGCTTAGATGCTCCCTCCCGGCCTGCAAAGGAGGGCAAGATGTCAGCGTTTGACGTGGCCGGGATCTTGAGAGAACCCGAACCGATACGCACCGGGAAGATCAAGGAGCTCGTCTCGAAGGTCCGTCAACTCAAGGTCGAGCCAATAGGCGACGAGACGGTTGTGGTTTGTTACGACAAGGCGCCCTGGACCGTAGACCCCGGCGGGACACAGCTTCCCGTTGAGGTGGCGCTTCATGCGCTGTCAAGGATGGTTGGCGGCAAGCTCAAGCCGCTTGTCCGTTGTGTCGGCATTGTAGAGAACCAGCGGCCGGCAGAGACCGAGGTTGTTGATGATCTGCAGCCTGAGACCGAGCGAGAACTCGACGCGAGCAAGCTTTTTGAGGCGGGCATGAAGTTAGGGCTCGTCCAGGAGACGACGGTTGACGGCAAAGAGGGCTTCTACTACTGCGAGCGCGGCCGCGAGCCTGTGTTCTTGGCGGGCACAAAGGGCCCTGCGGTGGTGACGCTCAAGCGTAAGCCTGACATTCTGCGCGCGCTGGATATCCAGGTGGGTGACTGATGTCCAAGCAGCACGAGTTGATACCCGACTTTCCGACGCATCCAGCAGAGCTTCTAAGGCGTGCGTTTGAGAAGGGCATATGCAAGTTTGATGGCTCGGCTGTCAGATGGCGTGGTGTGTGGCTTGGGAGAAGCGTAAGGGACGCCGAGGACAACTTGAAGGTCAACTTTAACGGCCTTCGAAATGCGCTGAACACAGAGCTAGGAGACTGGGATGTCGAGTAAGGTTGACGTCGATACAAGCGGGATGAAGCGTAAGTTTAAGCGCCTGTTTCGCTTTACACCCCGGCATGGCGGCTATGGGGGAAACGCCCGGCCGTTGTTGCTGAAGCTCGGGGATCGTCA